GCCGCTTACCCCGACGCCGCCGCCGAAATCATCGCCGAGGTCGAGCAGCGCGAGCTGGGCCGGGTCGAGAAGTCGGGCTGGTATCAGCGTTTCGCGTACCTTCAGAACGACGAGGCGTTTTTTGATATGCAAGACCGTCGCGAGATACCCCGACAGACCTTTAACGCCCTGTTCCGGCACATCAAGTGCGTGTCGATTCACTCCACCGGCAAGTCGGCCCGCCGAATTGAGGCCAGCGTATGCTTTGATGAGAACCGGCAGGCCGCTGGCGCTAAGTCGCTGGTCGGTATCACCTTCGCCGCTGGCGAGTCTGTGCTGGTGTCGCGCGATGGGCTGGTTTACGGCAACCGCTGGCGCGACGCCCGCCCGACGCCTGTGGCCTGCGACATCAGCATCTGGCTTCGCCATTTGGAGCGGATGGTTCCGCTCGACTTCGAGCGTGAGCATCTCTTGAACGTGCTGGCCCATAAGGTGCAGTTCCCCGGCCATAAGATCAACCATGCCGTTCTGTTGGGGGGCAAGCCAGGCTCCGGTAAGGATACCCTTCTGGCGCCTTTTTTCTGGGCCGTCGGCGGTCCGGCCAAGCTGAACTGTGCTCTGGTGAAGAATGAAGACCTGACTTCGCAGTGGGGCTACGGGCTGGAGTGCGAGGTGATGGAGATCGCCGAGTTACGCCAGAGCGAGGCCCGCGACCGCCGGGCGCTGGAGAATCACTTGAAGCCAGTGATCGCCGCCCCGCCCGAGTATCTGCCCGTAAATCGTAAAGGACTGCACCCCTATATGGCCCTGAACCGGGTGCTGGTCGTGGCCTTCAGTAATGAGCGCGTGTCCATATCGCTGCCCTCTGATGACCGCCGCTGGTTCGTCCTCTGGGCGGCTGCCGAACGCCTGCCCGAGACCGACGCCGTGGCCCTCTGGAATTGGTACACGAATCGTAACGGCTTCGCGGGCGTGGCGGCGTGGCTGATGGCCCGTGACGTGTCCGCTTTCAACCCGTCGGCGCCGCCGCCCATGACCGAGGCCAAGGCCATCATGGTTGAAGCGGGTATGTCGACCGCCGAGTCGGTGCTGGTCGAGATGATGCGTGAGCGTCGCGGCCCGTTCGCCCAGGGCGTGATCGGCTCGCCGTTTCACATTATCTGCGACCGTGTCCAGGGGTCAGGCGCAGCGCCGCCCGGCGTCAAGATTGTCCAAGGCGCCTTGTTCCATGCCTTCCGCGAGGCCGGTTGGCTTGACATGGGCCTGATCCATTCCCGAGACTTCAACAGCAAGAAGCATATTTTCGTGGCGCCTGAACTGGTCAGCATGACCCGGTCGGAGATGCGCCGGACGGTCGCGTGAAAAAGCCTTTTTAGAGGTTCAGCAGCAGCGCCAGCAGCGCCGCGAATAGGGCCGCTAAGAGCATATCCTCTCCGCATACGCTAGGGCGTCGGCCTCATTGGTGTAGATTTTGGCGGACGGCAGGGTCTCGCCCGTGTCGTCGTCGCGCAGCGTGACGCGCCAGCGCCCGTCGGCCATCTGGCTAACCTTCGCGCTGATCCCATAATCGGCGTTCTGGATAATCACAGTTCCACCTCCATGCTATCCTCGCCCATCGGTACGCTTAGGCGGTCGCTGAGTGAGTCGTAAAACCCAACTAGGTTAGCGTCGCCAAATGGCGCCGCTAGGTTTTTAAACAGGCGCCGCTCCGAGTTAAGACCATAGTACTGCTTGACGTACGCCGCTGTGCTGAGTGTGGCGCCTTCGGTCGGGTACATACGCCGCTCCGCGCCTTTGCTCTTGACGGGCTTATGCTTGCCGGTGAGTTTGAGAATGTCACTCATGATGTCGCGGTCATCGCGCACCGTGTAGCGGGCGCGGCCTAGTGTGATTGTTTTCATGGTTTCATCCAATAAATGTAAAGGGCAAAGGGCGTGGCGATACAGGCTACAAACAGCAGGGCGCCAAGTAGGTCGGACAGTAGGGTTTTCATTTGTTGATCCATGCGTGGGTATCGATATCGTCATACGCGACTAACATGGCGTCGGCCAGGTCGTCGCGTGAGATGGTCGGGTCGTCGGCCAGCGACTCGCGCCAGCCATTATTGGGGTCGAGCCGGTCGGCAAAGTCTAGCAATTGGTGGATGCTGTAGGCGCGCAGCATATCGGGCAGTGTGGTCATAATCTAATCTACTGTAACCGGACGGATTGTCCGCGTGTGACCACTAGGTCACACGCTGAAAATCAAACCGATGCTATCGCGATGGTGCGGCGCGCATGGCCCGCAGCATGATCCGCTATCACAATGTCTCTCGCCTTGATGCTAGTACCGGCGCAAAGGGTACATTTGGCGCAGGTTGATTTGCGACCGGCTTCGGCACTGGCGGGGCACATGGCTTCACCGGGTTGAACGTCAACCCCTTGGCTCACGCGGAACACGCGCATACCCAATAGGTTAGCTTTCGCGGCTTGATCAATGGTATCGGCACTAGCCATGACGAGCGGCGCCCATGCGTTGACGTCGAACCCGGGTATGTCCCATTGGTGCGTATACCCGCGCCGACCTAGTGCATACCGTGTGATTTGCGACCACATACGCACTGGTGCAGCAAATGGATCACCATAAGTACCGATACGAACAATTTTGCCCTCTAAGGCTTTCGCAATGGTAGCCGGGTCGGCTTTGACATAGCGACCGCGCAGGTATGCGTTATAGACCGATAGCACTGACTTTGCTACTCGTACGTAGCACGGCGGTTTTCCCGACTTTTTAGCCAGCATCGGGCGATGCTCGCACTGGCCGCATACGCTGACATCGGCGCCAGTCTGTAATGCTTTCACCGGGTCAACATCGGCGCGGAGGATGAACGATTGAACGATGGCGCCGGTCTTATCGTTTTTAGAATCAGTGTCGATCTTGTTGACGATGACGACGATGGGCGCGCCATCGATGATCGATGGGCCCTCGTATGCGATGTAACCTAAGATTTTGCTCATACTGTACTTTCGTCTACTAAGATGCGGATTGCATCGCATAGCGGCCAGTGGCCGCTATACGCTGGAATCAGGAAACAATGAATTCTGAGTTGCTGACAACACTGTAGGCCAGTGCAATGGCCAGAATTTCATTCTGAGATTTGGTGGAGCGAGCTGCGCGATACAGGGCGGACAATGCGCGCGCCATGTAATCAGCGCCGAGAGTCTGACCATACTTGATGGTAAGGGTAACTTCGCGGGTTTCGGATTTGGTCATTTTGTCGCTTTCGTTGTCATGGCGATGTTGCCATGTAGAGTAGTGTAACCGATAAAGTTACACTGCGACATTTTTCTTCTAGGTAGTTTCCCTAGTGTGTGTGTGTGGGTCATGTGTGTCGGACTGTGGGTTGACTGTGGGTGACGACGTGAGCCTAGTCTAGCCCTCTGAAAATGCCCTCTTGTGTGTCATGTGTGTCATTGTTTTGATTAGACTTATGAAACTTTATATACTGTATATATATACAGTAGTTTACAGTACAAGAACGGGGCTCCGCGCACGATGTGCGGAGTTTCAGCGACTGAAAAGTGATGGCACACATGACCCACATGACCCACACGCTAAATTGTGTGCCATGTGTGCCACGCAACCACAATGGCACACATGGCACACATCCCTAGTGCACTGCCTGCCGGTCGCCCTGGCGCACTGCCCACATGGCTGCTGGCTGCTGGCTGCTGGCTGCTGGCTGCTGGCTGCTGGCTGCTGGCTGCTGGCTGCTGGCTGCTGGCTGCCCGGCTGCTGGCTGCCCGGCTGCTGGCTGCTGGCTGCTGGCTGCTGGCTGCCTGCCGACCGCCGATGCCGGGGTGGCAGGGCCGAGCGCCGATGGTCACGGCTACGGAGCGTTCGCAAACAATTTTTATTTTTTATGATATAAACCGCGCATGGTCTCCTTCCCGCTATCAATTCGAGAGTTAAAAGCAACAGAGTCGCGCTTACAGGCTGTGTACGATGCAGCAAAGCTAGGCTTGCGCGGCGAGACACTCGCGCTTGCAGCCGGTATGCTGCCGCAAGAGTTCATGACGCTGAGTAACTTTGATCCGGTCGTGAACATGGCCGCGATGAAGGGCAAAGCCGACGGCGAACGCGAGATGGCCGAGATACTGCACAACGCCGCGCGGGGCGGCGACGCCAAGGCGGCGCTAGAGATACTGAAGCATCAACACGGCTGGGTTGCCAAGCAGGCCATCTCAGTAGAGATCGACCAACGCATATCCATAACCCAGGCGCTGGCAGAAGCCGAGCGGCGCATCGTAGAGATCATAGATGCAGACCACAATCTACCAGCCTGAAGACGAACAAGAACTCATGGCGCGGCTGTGGAGTCCGGCGCTCAAAGACAACCCACTGGCGTTTGTGCTGTACCTGTTTCCCTGGGGGCGCAAGGGGACGCCGCTGGAACACTTCACCGGCCCGCGCAAATGGCAGCGCGAGGTGCTGCAAGACCTTGCCAACCATATTAAGAAGAACAAGGGCGTTGTCGACTACTCGGTATTGCAGGAGGCAGTGTCCAGCGGACGGGGTATCGGCAAGTCGGCGTTGGTCAGTTGGCTAACTATATGGATGATATCGACGCGCATAGGCTCGACAACCATCATCTCGGCCAACTCAGAGAACCAACTGCGTTCAATCACCTGGGCAGAGATAACCAAGTGGCTGGCTATGGGGCTGAACAGCCACTGGTTTGAAATATCCGCCACCAGAGTGGCGCCAGCCAAGTGGTTGACTGAGTTAGTCGAGCGCGACCTGAAGAAGGGTACTAGGTATTGGGGCGTAGAAGGCAGGCTGTGGTCAGCGGAGAACCCGGATGCTTATGCTGGTGTGCATAATTTCGATGGTGTGCTGGTGATTTTTGACGAGGCGAGTGGTATTGACGACTCAATTTGGTCGGTCACTGGTGGATTTTTTACGGAAAACACGCCGAATCGTTTTTGGCTGGCATTCTCCAATCCGCGTAGAAACACGGGGTACTTTTACGAGACTTTTCACTCAAAGAGGGACTTTTGGGTGACTAAGGTGGTGGATGCTAGGACGGTAGAGGGTACGGACAAGCAGGTTTATGAGAGGATCATTGCGGAGTACGGCCCAGACAGCGCCCAGGCGCACGTTGAGGTGTATGGTGAGTTCCCACGGGCGGGGGATGACCAGTTTATACCGTCAGATGTGGTGGATGAAGCGATGAAGCGGCCTAAGTACAAGGACAATTCAGCGCCTATCATCATTGGTGTGGATCCTGCGCGATTTGGGGCTGATGCCACGGTGATTGCGGTCAGACAGGGGCGGGATATTGTGTCTATAAAGAAGTATAGAGGTGATGACACCATGACGGTGGTGGGGCATATCATTGAGGCAATGGAGGAGTACAAGCCTGCGATGGTGGTGATTGATGAGGGTGGGCT